TGTTAAACGCATCAATAGTGTCGAGACCGTATTTCCTCGCGGCCGCGTACACTACGAACGCATTAATCAGTGTGTTACCAATAGTCGTTAGAGGAGATCCTGACAACCTACTTCCTCCTGTGTTGTAATCGACACGGTACTCAGTCTTCGCTTCAAGACTGAGTTCTTCCGCAAGCAAGAGATGCAATGCCGGTCGATCAACTTCATTGGTCCAGTTAACGAGACACGGAAATTCGACATTCCGTCGAAGCCATGCTGAGATAGTACCGTCAAATCGTGAGTAGTCTGTCTCGTTAACCTGTCTTTGGTGCCCGTGGAGTTTCGTCACAAATTCTTGCACACAAGTCGCGATCACTGTTGGAACAGATCCAGGACAATACCACTTACCACGCCGTCCATCAGGCCCGAACGTCTTCTTCAGATGTTCAGCAAACGGGTAAGTGTATGTTGACAAATTACGCATGTGGTTCGTACTTGTCATGGAAATGTTACGCGGATCTTTGGCTCCTCCGTAAACCTCTCTCTTTTGGAAAGCAGTTACACGGTTTGGCCGTTTGATCGGCGTGCGATCATCGCGCTTGCGACGCAATATTTGTGCTGGAAGGGTCTGTTCCTTGTCGACCTGTTCAATCGTCCAAGGACGTCCTTTAGCTGGCATCCATTCAATTGGAACATACGACGCACCAGGATGGTGTTGTTGACCCCGAGTTGCTGTACGACAAACAATATCAGCGAATTCTTTTGCAAACTTTGCAAATTCATCGTCTGGTATCGTGTCATTCAACACTTTGTCAACACGTCCATGTATACATGCAACGTCGTTTGTTTCACAACTGTTTGGAGCAGCACCAAGATCGTCATTGTGAACGATGTATGGAGCTAACAACATGGCCGTCTTCTTCCCAGTGTCGAAACGATTATATTTTCTCGTTGTACCTTCGGGAATGACCATGTAATTGACTCGCGGTATGAAATCAATCTTGCTCGCATCGCTGAAGAAAGTGAACATTCGTTCAACCTTATCATCCATACTCTGATCAGAGAGAGTGCGTTTAATTGATCCACAGCTGAAGTCTTTGCTGTTAGCTAACCATTGGTCGCGCAAGTTGATTGCCGTTGTTTCGTCGAGAACGATTTTCTGTGCACCAATCATGTTTTGTTCCAAAATTTGAAACTTCTTCTTGGACGTTCTTCCGAACACGCCATACAAGAAGTTTCCTCTTTCGGAAACACGATCGTCGCGTTTCAATTCCGAAACACTTCCATACTGGTATTGTGCACCACAAATTGATGCAATACATCTGTGTAACCAATACGGAATGTAGCTCGAAACGACAGGGACTATCGCTACCATCACACGACCGGGAGCCAGGGATTGGCGGACAACCTCGACTTTACAAATTGAAAAGTCGCGGTTGAACAAACCCATGAATCCACGTCGTTGAATCAGCTTCAAATCACTGTCAAACGCCCAAACCGAAGAAACATACTTAGCACCTCCGTTAACATATTCGGTCATCTCGCCAGGCTTGGTAAATTTATAATACCCGTCTGGCGTATTTCCGGCAATGTCTTCTGGCACGTGCGTATACAAAATCATCGGATTGTGTGCATAATCGCTGAAATCTTCGATGTAGTAGTCAACGTCCACCATGGTCACAATGTGATTCGGCTTCAATACATCGTATTTATACTTAGAAGCCAAATCTGCATCACCATAGATCAACCGATGACCATCTACCCCGAATTTGATTTCACGGTTTGATGTTGAGCAATCGTATCTTACCCAATTCGTCGATTTCCTCGAGTTGTGGTCGTCAATAAATGCTGAAATGCTCGTCGTAGCTTGGCAACGCATATTCGCTGCATGAGGGTGAGCATGATTGCATATCTCGGACCGAAACTCAGTCGCAGGCGTTAGCC